GATGAGTTCTGGATCCGGTCGGAGATCGTCGCGATCGCCGTGTGGACAGAGCCACGCGGATCGATCTTGTACTCCTTGAGGAACTTGTGGATGTCAACTTGCATCAGTAATCGTCTCCGCCAAAGTAGCCGTAATCCTCGTCCGTGCCGTAACCAGCACTTGCGAGCGTATCCGCGTCGGCTTCGACGTCGGTCATGTTATCGCCGTCGTAGTCGCTGCCGCACGGTTCGCCGTCGGCACGATCTTCGTCAGGGGTCATGTAGAGGTCGACACCTTCCGGATAACCGAGCGCACTCAGCTCGGCGTCGAGGTCGGACATGCTCTCGACCGAGATCACACGGCCGACGCTGTCGGCATCGCCGCGATCTTCGAGAAAGAGCCTGTGAGACTCGATCTCGTCGATGGTGTTGAAGGGGCCGACGCACGCAGCAGCGCCGTCGTCGCACACGAGGAAGAACTTGATTGTGTTGTCCATATTGAACATATTACGCATTGGCCGAAATTAGGTCAACAGTGTGTAAACTGTTGATTTTGAAGGGTTTTTACTGCTCGAGGTCTTCTTCTGGGGTGATGGTGTAGTCGGGGGAGTGGAGGTGGAGTTCATCTTCATGGATGATCACGCCGGGGTCGGCATCGCCTCTCTCTTCGAGGAACTCTCTGTGTTTGTTTGCATCTTCAATGGATTTGAAGGGACCAACTAGGGCAGTTGCAAGGTCAGAACAGAGAAGGAAGTAGGACATGTGTTCTCGATTGGTTACCATAAGAACATCATCGCGGATGTTCAAAATTAGGTCAACGACCGCTAACTCCCTGATTTAACAGGGTTTTACTCTTCCCAGGGCATCTCCGGCGTATACGAGTGCGCGGCGAGGGTGCTCTCGTTCGCTTCGAGAAGATCGATCTCGAGCGTCAGAGTGTCGACGTGCGCGGAGAATGACGAGCCTGCAGGGAGAGTGTAGTCGCCCATGTCGATTGGCTCGAGCGTCTTGACAGCAACGACGTTCTTCGCTTCGAGGACGCCGGCATACGTTACTTCAGCCAGCACATTGCGGTGGGTCGCGCAGAACACGATGTCGCCGGCCCGGATGTCATTTGTTCTCATATGTAACCATCATCACGGATGGTCAAAATTAAGACAACAGGCGCTTACGCCTTGTTTTCATTGAGAAAAATCTTGTTCGTGGCGTACGATGTTTGCTGCTGCGAGCCAATTTGCTCTTGCAACTGCGACACGCGCATGCGAAGCAACTCGTTCGCTTGACGAAGCGTAGCGTTTTGCTGTTCGGATTCGATCAGACGTTGGAGGAGTTCTGATGGGTCACTTGGATAGAGCATATTCATTCCTTATAGCGTTGATTCGAACTGCAATTGGACGAATCCTCAGTTCTGTGATCGTTAGCGTTGTGTGTTTGCGAAACATGTCAACCCACCAATGGGGTGGCCTGAGCAAAACATGCACATTCCTTCCATCAGCAAGGTGTTTCTTTGCTGGAACAAGTGCTGTGCTTGAGAAAAAGAACTTCCCTGTTACCCTATCGATGTCTTTCAACACATCGACGATATGTTCGGGCTCGACGTGTTCGAGTACATCAGTGCATACGACCATATCACATCTTGGAGGAGGGGCGGCAAAGTCAGGAATGGCCGGATCGTAGTTATGGACGTGCCACGGATAAGACTTAACAGCCATTCCAAATTGGAGCTCGGCCTTGCCACATCCATAATCAAGGATTGTTTCACACTCGTACTTCTTTGCGTACTTGGCAACCAACTCAATGTGTTGTTGGCTCGATGTGCCGTACCCACGCAACTCTCTGTGAAGCTGGTTGTTCAGCCTTCTGTATTCATCACTTATAAGTGTGCTCATGCCCAATCTCATCCAAGTATGCGGTGAACTTCGGCCTGTACTTGCGAGCGTCGTAGGCGAACACTTGAGGTTTGTCTTCGTGCTCGATCGCAATGACGATCACGATGTCGTCAACACGATGGCCGTACAACTCCTCAATCATAATCGAGTACGCGGTTGTTTGGTACAGGTAGTTGGTGATCCACTCAGCCTTCTTCTCTTTCGCTGACGTCTTGTAGTCGAGGATTGCATTGCGGCCTTTAATCTGCACGTACGCATCGGTTCTACCGGCTATACCGAGTTTCTTTGAGTAGAGCGGTAGCTCGATGCCCCATACCTTGTCAACGTGTGAGAGGAACGGTTTGACGCTCTTGAACATCTCGCGTGAAAGCAGCGACGCATCAGCAGGAGGATCTTGGTTGAGCAAGTACGCTTCACAAAGCGCGTGCATGTGCTTGCCACGCCCAGCAGCCTGTGTCTTGACCTTGTTTGCTTCTGCGGTGCCGACGCGCTTCGTCCAAGCAGCAATCCCGGCAGCGCTCATCGACTTCAGAACGGTAGTGATGGACGGAAATCGCTCTCCGTCCACCGTCGTGTAATACCGTTTACCGTCGACCATCTCCTCGGTTAGAGGGATGTGCGGGAGGAACTCATGTTGAAAAGACTTTCCCATTAAGCTGTAGCCTGTCCTTTGTGATGATGTACTCTTTGACCATCTCTGATCTCACGATGTCATCTTGACCAAATTCAATGTACTCGAATGATCCCATAGCATCCAGGATTTCCATGAATGATTTCAACCCTGCCCGTTCAGCGGACTTTGTCAGATCTGACTGGCGGAAGTCACCGCACATGATCAACTTGCAGTTCGAACCGATTCGCGTGATCACGCTGTCGAGTTCATGGAACGTCATGTTGTTGATCTCATCAGCAATCACGATCGAGTCGTTCATCGTCATCCCACGAATGAACGATGTGGTTGGGAACTCAATCTGCATCCGATGCTTCAGGATGTCGTAAGCGTCACCTCGGTTGAATAGCTCTGCGCAAATGGCGTGGTAGGGCAGTTCGTAGTTGGCAACTTTTTCAGGTAGCTTTCCAGGCATGAAGCCAACATCTCGAGTGGGAACAGTTGATCGAACGATAACGATTCTCTTGTAGCCATTTCGTTTGAGGAGCTCGTCGAGAGCAAGGTAGAGTGATACGAAGGTTTTGCCTGTGCCGGCAAGACCGTGTAGGAGAAGGTTCTTTCCATTCTGATAGGCCTCAAATGTTCGCGCTTGGTTCTCTGTGAGTGGCTGAATCCTTCTTAGGTGGAGGTTCTTTGGAGTTGCTTGAAAAGCCTCTGGTGTCACTACGACACCTGCACGTTTCATATCACGAAGTTCCCGACGAGCTTGCTTACTCATGTGAGGAGCCCCTGCTAGTTAGTTGTTAGAATGTGTTGACTTTGGCCTTGTAGTGCTGTTTGTTGATATTGCGAAGGATGTCACGGAAGGAATCATCAGGCTTCTTCATGCCCATGCGAACAGGATCACCGATACCAACAAAGCCTCCAGGCACCTGCTCGAGGTGTGGGTTGTCTTGCAGGTATTGTTCACGTTTGGTGATCCCCATGAACTCTTCGAACACTTCTCCAGTGTCCTTGTTCTTGAACGTGTAAGTTGGCAAAGCGTACTCCTTAAAGCCAGGTGTCGTCCTCGACGAGGTCCGGCGTGCCGAGCTTGTTGTGGATGATGCGGTCGAGTTGCTTCGCCGCCTTCCTCTCACTTAGGGAACGCTTTGCGTTCCGAATGTGTCGCGACTTCTCGCCGTCGAATGAGTTCTTGTGCTTCTTTGTATCTTTGGTGTGTTGCATCTCAGTAGAGTCCGGGTTTAGCCTTTTCCACAACTTCCTTCGTCAGTGTGGCGTACGGAAGTGATTTGTCTTTCACTGCAATGAGTAGGGTGGCATCCTCAGGCTCGATCGACTCGAGGATCTGGATGAAGAGTTGCTCGCGGCGCGCCTTCGAGAGGTTCAGCGTCGGATCGACGAAAATGTACATCCGCTTCATCTCGCCATAGAGCCGGCCGTGTTGGTCGAGCTGTTCACATGGCTTGTACGGAGGAGCTCCTTCTGGGAGAAGGAACTTGATGTTGGGGTCGAATGCAGCGCGGAGCAATGTGTTGATGCCGACGTCTGTGAGTCCTGCCAGCGCTGCAACACGCTCTTCTTCTGTGGGAAGGGCTGCGATCTTTGAAAGCACTTCGTGCATGCTCCTGATCATATCAAAAGTCTCCAATCGAATCCATCAAGCGGGCGAGCTTGTGGGTAACAAAGTAGTTGAAAAGTTGGTGCCGAGTCTTGCCTTCTTGAGCATCCCACTCCTGCAGGATCGTTTGCTCGACCTTCGTCGGAATGCACTCGAAGTCAATCAGCTCGCGGTTCTGAACGAACCGAGCGCGAATGAGAGGATCTTCGTGGTTGGCAAGGTCAGGGTGTTCCATCAGCGAAACGAACCGCCCCTCGGTCATTTTCTTCTGACGAGTCTTGGTAACGATCGAGTCCGCTGGAGACAGGATGTTGGGGATGGCATCACCAGAGTCACCTCTGATGATTAGCTCTTTCAGGTACATCTCTGGGTTGTTTTCTACGATAAACTTCTTCGTAATCGGCGACCACTGTGTGACGTTGCCGAATCGCTGGAGCTGCCGAAAGTCTTTGTCGGCGGACACGATCAGGATTCGATTCGAGTCACTAGCAAGAGGAGTTCCATACCGCATCGTCAGTACACCGATCACGTCGTCCGCTTCTGCGTCCTGAGCGTAGATCACTCGATACGGGAAGTGCTGCATCAACTCCTCCCTAACCGTATTTAGAGCCTCGAACAGTGCAGCCCAGTCAACATCGAGGTTTTCCCGAGCGGCGGCACGATGAGACTTGTAGTGAGGGAACACGTCCTTTCGCCAGTAGTGCCTGTGATCGCATGCAATCACGACATCGCCATACTTGGCTCCGTGGGCGACTTTGATCGCGCGGATCGTGTTCAGGGTTGTGTGGCGAATCATCGAAGTGTTCAACTCGATGTTCGTGTGGTTGCCAACTTGACCTAGAAAGTTCGAGATGACAATTTGATTGTAGTCAATGAGGATCATGTCTGTATGTTACTTCAGTGTTGGCTTTATGTCAACCCTCAGCGACTAGACGTTCGAGGAACGACGTCCATTGAATTGCTCGCATGTCCCATGAGTACATTCCGTTGGCGTAATCAGACTGGTGGCCAACGATCTCACTGAAGCCGTTCATGCGCACGAGTTGGATCACAGCATCAAGGTGCCGGTAGAACTCCTGCGCGTGCTGGTTCTTGTCGCTCCGCCATTGATACATCCGTGTCCAGTTTGCAGCAGTCTCGTAGAGCGCTGCGTAGTTCGGATGCACGCACACACAACCAGCAGCCATGGCTTCCATCAAGCACAAGCAGCTCGTTTCGGGCCATGTCGATGGGTAGGCAAAGATGTGAGCCTTTGTCAGCGCTTCACGAATGACTTCGTTCGGCTGCGTGCCGTGGTAGCGGATCTTCGGGTGGAATTTGAGCGCTTCAAACAGTTGTCGGTAAGGCTCATCGCGTTCCTTCCATCCGTACAACTCAAATGACGAGTACACATCCAGCTCGATGTCGTCGTGTGTTTCACACAGCTTGGCGAACACCGAATAGAGAATGTCGAGGCCGCGGTGGGGCGTTGAATGGTAGATGAGGCGGATTGGCTTGGGTTCAGGCTTCACAACGCGACCGAATGGCTCGATTGCGTTTAGCAAGACCTCGCCCTTGTGCCAGGGGATGTTGTATGCAGCGTGATACTGCTGCCATTGCCAGTTCGACACGAACACAAGTTTCTTGAACTTGTTGTACCCGCCGCCCAGCATGAATTGGCTCTCAGGGTCGCCAGGAAGATCGTGCGCCCAGAAGAGTGGAATGCGTGTGCGATCGATGTCGCGGACACGCGACAGTGTGATGTGGAACTTGTCAAGGAGCTCAGGAGAGACCCATTTGGCAAGTGCATCGCGAAGTAGTTCTGTGCCGCCCTTGGAGTTGGCACTCAGTTCATCAGTTGCGAAAGCCATAGTTTAGTCAGCGTAGTTTCCAGCCCAGTCGATGATACTATCTAGGCGAATGCTCCGCCATGCATCTTCCTCGAGGTCCCACACAGAGACGACACCCTCTTTTGGGTCGCGTGTGATCGCTGTCTTCTTCTCGTAGGTGTTCTTGAACTTGGTGGGGTTCGTCGTGCACTTCATGTCACGGATCGATCCGTCGCGCTTGTAGAACTTGACGATCACGTAGTTTGCGTGTGCGAGTGCGTCCTTGAACATCGTTCCCTCCAACTGCTTCATTGCATTGACAACTTCAACTTGTTCTTCCGGCGTCATTGTCGTTCCCAAAAAAGTTGGGGCGGTCTTGTGAACCGCCCCACAAACTTACAACAAGGAGAGTACTACTAAACTCTTAGAAGCCGAACGTCGCGAAGCGGTTCGCGAGAGCGATCGTGGCCTTGCGGGGCGTGCCGAGACGGTACTTCGACGTCTGGCGGCCGCTCGTGTCAACGCGGCGGTTCAGGTACACTGAGAAGCCGTGGTCGAGGCGCAGGTCAGAAATCAGGGCCGTCGGGTTCGCGACGTTGTATCGAGCGGCGATTTGCTTCGCCGTCAGTTCTTCGCCAGACAGCAGCGCGTTCATTACCTTTTCAATCTTGGTCATTGCGATGTTCTCCATCATGATGTTAAAAACAAGCCTGACGTCATTGTGTCAGTACGCCCATCCTATACAGTCCTTTTATTTCAGGCAACCACCATTTGTTCTAACCATTTGGACAAGAAGTGGAGCCCCCAGAAGGAATCGAACCCTCGTAAGCTGGTGTAGAAGACCTGCCACCGGATCCACCGGTGGGGGCATTAGAACTGAGGAAGTGCATTCTGCGGACAATCGAGCCAGTTGACGTCGCAGTTCATCAAGCCTTTCATGGCTTTGTACGACTCTTCGCTGATCAACGTTCGGCCAATCGTTTGGTCACGTGTGTCGACTGTGTACACGTGCCACTGTGGAATCGGTTTCACGCCGGGAAGTTGGAGCGATTCCTTGAACAAGTACATGTAGTGGCCTGCTGTGTAGTGCAGGTAAACCTCATCCGCTACACGAGTCGGAAGTTCATACGGCCGGCCCGATGCCATTTAGTTGCTCCATTCCACATTTGACAATGTAGTAAGCATCTATTAGATCGCTGCTTGGGTTCCACTGCTTTTTGGTCATGCCGAGCGGACCCTTTAGTTCAATCCCCGTCTCTTGTAGGAAGGCCGCTTCCATCATTTCTTTGGTTGCGTTGCCCTTGTCAGTAGCAAACTTCTTAATCACGGTCGGAGGGATGCACGTGTACTCCAGCTTGCGTGTCCAAAGTCTGTACTTGAGCTGTCCTGCGTTCTCTGCAATCTGAAACACTTGCCCAGTTGCGTTGTACGCGTAGTCCTCCAAGAACACCTGGACGACGTTGTGTTGGTCGATCACCTTCATGATGTGCGTGGTGATGTTGTGGTATCGTTCTTCCGGGCTCGAGTAAGAGTTCATCGGAAACGCTGTTACCGTGACATCGCCACGAAGCGTGAGAAACGTGTTCACGCGCTTCTGAATGTCTGTCAAGAAGTAGAACCTGCAGTTATCAAAGCTGAAATCGTCGCCGATGTGCACGCACACGGCCGGTGACGTCAACGATAGGTCAATCCCAATGTAGTTCATTATGCGTCATCTTCCTCTTCACCCTCATCATCGTCAAAAAAGAGTTCAGATCCGCAGAACGGGCAAAACCCTACCGAAACGTCCTCATCGTCTGACGAGGTCACAATGATGTGGCATTCTTGCTCACAGTATGGACATTCAACGTCGAATGAAGCGCAATGCATCATTTTGGCGTTGACACTTTGCTCTTGACCCAGTCAATCGCCATCTTTGCCCAAACCGGCTGCGGAAGATGCCAACCAATAACGACGCCAGCAGCGAGTACTAGAAGTGTGTCAAGCATTTGGTTTCCCCTATCTGAGCACCATTGCCCAGTCCGCTATTTAGCTGTTAGCGGAGAAACCACTTCACGGCGATCCACTTCTCACCGCTTTTGATCTCCGGACTCATGTGCAGTGCAAGGGGATTCTCCTTGCCGTCGCGGTGAGATCCAAACACAAGAACACTGCCCTTGTTTGGGTATACATCAAGCCCAACTCGAGGAAAGCGAGTCACCCCACCTTCACATCCGTCGTTGAGATACATGATCATCGTTGTTTGTTCACGCCTTCCGTGCGCTCCAGGCTGAAACTGCCGATCGACGTGTGGGGAAAACTCATCACCAACCTGATATCGAATGATGCGCAGATCGTGCTTCGAATCTACAATTGGACACCTAAGCA